GAGGGCTAACCGCAGTAGCAGCGCCCTTTCTGTTTCCATTATACCATCCTGCCCCGGTTTGTCAAGAGAACAGGCCGGGGCTTTGCCGTGCCTGCAACGAACAGGAGAAATAGATATGGAGCAGCTTTTTACACTGGCGGGCATTGCCATCGGGTCCAGCGGTTTATCCGCGATTGTCGTTGCGATCCTAAACCACCATTGGGCTAAGAAAAAGAATTCGTCTGGGAAACTGGATGCGCTTGTGGAAGCGCAAAAGGTATTGATGATCGATCGTGTGCGGTATCTCGGCTCCTCATACATTCACGAAGGAGAAATTTCTTTAGAGGACAAGGAAAACCTCACTGAAATGTATCAAGCGTACAAATCACTTGGAGGAAACGGGCATCTATCAACAATCATGGCAGAAGTTGAAAGACTTCATATTGTGGAGAGGAGGTGAAGGAAATGAGTGAAAAATGGAAAGCCTGGTGGAAAGCAGCGGGAATGAGAGCATTTGGAATTTACTAAGGAAAAGCAATAATTCGGAGGCCCTATGAAAGAATGTATTCTCGCGGAGCATGAAGTTTGGGCCGATGTACCTGGATATGCTGGACTTTACGAAGTAAGCAACTTCGGGCGCATAAGGAGCCTAACGCGAACCACAACACAAAGAAATAACGGAAAGTATCGCGTCCACACCTATTCCGGGAAAATCCTGTCTCTTTCCGAGGACGAAAATGGGTACTTGCGGGCCCACGTATCAAAAAACGGGAAGGACGAGACAATGCTGATGCACCGAATTGTCGCATCCGTTTTCTGCGAGCCAAAACCCGGATGCGACATTGTGAATCATTTGGATTGCAACCCGAGCAACAACAGGGCGGATAACTTGGAATGGACTACCTATAAAGGGAATATGCAATATGCGTCCTCTTTGGGGAGGATGCAGTATAACGTAAAAAACTTAAAAAAGGCACAAGAATCCAAAAAGATACCAGTGGTTGCTATCAAAGACGGTGACAGGAAAGTTTACCCCTCTTCGTCGGATGCAGCAAGAGAACTGGGGCTTTGCTCTGGCGGCCACATTGCCGCTGCCTGTAGAAAGGAATACGGGTACAAAACTGTTGGTGGGTATGAGTGGGAATATGCGGATCCCGCGCTACAAGGGAAACAGAAGGCTCAAAGGGAACCCATCCCAATGGAAGCGCGAATAGAACTGCTGCGAAAAAGGATGAGGGGAAACACAATTATGTTGGGTAGGAAACTTTCCGAGGAAACAAAGAAAAAGCTATCCAAAATAAATGCAAGGCCCGTTATCCAACTTTCTAAAGGCGGGGACGTGATAAATGAATTTCCTTCTGCGTCGGTCGCAAAATGTATTACAGGAATTTCCCATATTGATGATTGCGCCTCTGGAAAGCGAAAAAGCGCAGGGGGATTTTATTGGAAATGGAAAGGAGGTGTTTGATTGAAGATATTCACAAAGGAGTTCATTCGCGCAGCCTTAATTCGCGCCCTAAAAACGCTCTGCCAGACCGCCGTAGGCTGCATTGGCGCCGCTGTGGTGCTGGGAGATGTCAACTGGCCTATGGTGGCCTCTGCGGCTGTCCTGGCGGCTGTGGTGAGCCTTCTGACCAGTGTGGCGGGCCTGCCGGAAGTTGAGAAAGAAACTGCAAACAAAAACTAAAGACAAAGAAGGAGAATTATTATGGCAAATCGTTTTTATCAGAATCGCATGGCAATCAAGGCAATCAGCGAGAAAGAGGGCGTGGATGTAGACATCGCCTCCCGCATGTATGCGCAGCAGCAGGGTTGGACCGGCTGGGAGAAGGAGATGGACGAGTGGAATGATATCCAGCGTTCCTACATGAATTCTAAGACAAAGACGCTGGCGGATCTGTTCCGATAATCTTGCAAAAACAAAAAACTGCCCCTGGTAAAGGGACAGCAAAAATTGACAATCTGCGGCGCGGCATGGTATGATGGACCTACCCCGAAAGGGGTCAGAAAGAGGCGCTGTTACATAGATGGCGGTTAGCCACTCCCTGAGAAGGGGGGTGATGCTTGGATGGGAAACTTTCTCTGGAAGTTTTTTGTATGCTTGGCCTTTTCGGCCTACATACTCTCCATAAAAGCGTGTTGACCGCTTGGCTGGCTCCCAAACGGTCAACATAAGTTTGTTTGATTTGCTTTGAGGGCTAACCGCAGTAGCAGCGCCCTTTCTGTTT